CAAAAAAAGATTTCGAGAATGTGTAATAAGTGTTTAGCGAGTTTGGTCCACCGACATTACCTGTCGCAACACCCCACCCACCTCTATTGCCTGTAGTGAAAAAGATTGCGTAACGCTCAGGTTGATTTAGTCCGCAAGAAGGCGCATCCCAATCTAAAAGAATGTTTGTGTCGTTCTCGGATACAACTAGGTTTTCGGGTGGGCAGATTGGTAGGTTTTCTGCGTTCGCTGTTTGTGGGAAGAACGAGAACAGGATTGCTGGTAGCGGTATAAGCCACCTTGTTAAATTGCGACCCACTCTAGTTCTTCTTCGTTCCACGAGTATTCTTCGCCGTCATTCGGCATAGGTGTTGGCGGTTGCCAATCGTGGTTCTCGTCAAGTGTCCACGAAGGATACGGTTGTGGTGCTACGAACACATCGGCAATCGGGTCGTAGTCGTACCCTGCGCCTGCGTACTGTTTACGCATAGAGTTCGTGTACGAAGTTTGTTTCCACATCGTATGTCCGAAGGTTTGTGTCAGGAACGCTACGCCTGATTCTTCTTCGTTTGTTGGGTCGATTGCGTTGTTGGCTACGACAAGTACTTCTAATACTTTGTTGTTGCCGTCAAGTTTTGCGAAATGTGCCATAAGTTTTTCTCCTAGAATGTTATTGTTCCGCTACCCGTGAACGAGTAGATTCTGTATCCGCCCGATGTTGTTACTGTAGGGGAACCTGTTGTGGCTTGGGCTAAAGCGTATGAGTCTGGGTATCTTAGGATAACAATTCCGCTACCGCCTGCTGCGGCATTCGCTCCTGACCCGAACCCGCCACCGCCACCGCCACCGCCAGTATTTGAAGAACCAGCAGTTGCAGGGATTGTGTCTCCGCCGCCAACACCACCGCCGCCGCTACCAGCATCACCACCAGTTGCATTTGAAATATTTGCCCCACCGCCACCACCGCCACCACCACGAGTTACTGAAGCACCAGTGATGCTCGATGCAAGACCATTACCACCATTACCGCCTTTATTGGGAGCCGCAACACCACCTGCTGCGCCTGCGCCGCCGCCGCCTCCGCCACCGTAAAAAGTTCCATTAGTGAATCCTGCACCACCGTCGTATCCTTGTGCTGTAGTTCCTGCACCACCAGCACCGTTAACCGCACCACCACCACCTGCACCGCCACTAAAACCGCCGCCTTTACCGCCACCCACAGATGTGATAGTGCTAAAAACTGAATCAGTTCCGTTTGTATTGACTGCACCACCACCGCCAACAGTTACCGTGTAAGTTGTATTGGGTTCTAAAACTAATTTTGTTTCTAAACTTCCGCCACCACCAGTAGCCGTAACGGTTGAACGAAGTCCGCCCGCACCGCCACCACCATTGTGTGTATTCACACCGCCGCCGCCACCAGCGACAACAAGATAATCAACCGTAGGAGTAACACCCGAAGTCGTAGCAGAAACGACAACCTGCGAAGAAACATAACCCAAAGAACGACGAGAACGGTCAGAGAAAGCAGACATCAGAAAGTAATCGTTCCCGAACCAGTAAAACTGTAGATTCGATACCCGCCCGAAGTTGTCACAGTAGGTGAACCTGTCGTGGTTGCTGTCGGTACGTAATCTGCTGTTCGCACAATAACAATCCCAGAACCGCCACTACTTCCGCCACCATTGTTTCCGCCGCCACCGCCGCCACCAGTATTAGCAGTTGCAGCAGAAGGTGTTGTTGCTGAACCCGATGCACCACCACCTGTGCCACCAGCGTTTGCACCACCGCCGCCGCCACCGCCGCCGCCACGAGTGACCGCCGAACCAGTTATGGAACTAGAAAGCCCATCACCGCCTTCTGATGCGGCATCTGTACCACCAGCCTCACCTGCACCACCGCCACCACCACCTTGCGTACCGTTAAAACCTGCGCCATTAAAACCTTGAACTGGTGAAGCGGTGCGAGTGCCTGCTGTACCATCTACACCACGACCACCAGAACCAGACCCACCCGACCCGCCTGCTGCACTTCCGTCACCTGCGCCACGACCCCCGCCAGTTGATGTAATAGTGCTGAAAACGCTGTCACTACCAGCCGAAGCAGGAAACCCAGTTGCCCCACCTGCACCAACAGTCACCGTATAAGAAACACCAGTTGTTAAATTAAGTGCTGTTTCTGCCGCGCCACCACCGCCAGTTGTTTCGCCCGCAACACTATTGCGGTATCCACCTGCACCGCCGCCGCCACCAAAAATAGTTGTAGGTGAAGCACCTCGACCACCACCGCCACCGCCTGCGACTACTAGATATTCAACTACAACCGAATTGCTAGGTGTTGGCAGAATCGTGTAAGCCGAAACATATCCACCGTCACGGCGAGAACCCATAAACTAGCCCAGTAACGCTTGTGCTTCGTCTGCTGTCAAACCAAGTTTTGCTAATGCGCTGGCTTTTGCTTCGGCTTTCGCAATTTTTTCGTCGGCGATTTCTTGTTGCACTTCTGCCCACAAACCATCAAGAGTTGCCTTGCTTGGTTTCGGACTGTCATCAAGCCAAGTAAGACCTGTGTATTCGTCGCCGTCTAATGTCCATTGTTTGCCTGCATAGCGTCGTGTCAAAATTGCTGCATAGTCGGTCATACGATTACTTCCATAACTGTTATGCCTGACGCGAAACGACCGCCGTTTGTGCCGTTTGTGTCTGAAACTGACCTGTTCAAATAAAATGTGCTTGCGTCACCGTAAAACTGTAATTTGTATGTTGTTGCTGATGTTGTGGCAGGTGAATCAAGAAATGTGATTGTGCCTGGGTCTGGTTGGTCGTTGCCGCTTGAGGATATACCACCCATTGAAGCCGAAATGCGGCTGCCTGCCGTGTCACCAATCGCAATCGCTGTACTGTCGCGTACCAAACGGATATAACGCGACGCTGTACCAACAACTGTTCTAACAAACATCGCTGTAGCGATTACTAAAATTTTGTTGGTTGCTGATGTTGGTGTGATTGAAACGCTTAAACCTGTGATGTCGGTAAACGAACCAGTCGTTGCAGAGGTAAAAGTATCAGTTTTTGTTGTGCTAACAACCTGAATGATTCCTTTGGGAATCGGAACTGCTTGAACTATTTGGCTAGAAGTATAAGCCATAACTAAACCGTAATCTGATTCACATACCCGTGAATACAAATAACATTCGCCGTACCAGCAAACGCCTTCACAACCAACGCAGTCGCATTACCCTTGATAAGCAAACCAGGAATTACAGTCACCAAACCAGCCTCAGGCAAAACAGTAACCTCAATGTTGCCGTCTGGTGCTGTTGCTTCGCCCCACTCAATCGTCAATTTAACTGACGAAGTAGAACTGTTAACCGCATACAACCAAACCTCATCAAGAGTCGTGGTTGTTGTTGAACCAGTATGAATCGTTGTACCAGCCGTAGCAGTAGCAGCAACCTTGACGGCTTTACCATCTGTGCTACCTGAAAGAATCTGTTTAGTAAATGTTGCCATGTCTCTCCTATATTAAGCGAATACCTGTGAACCTATAACCAACTGGTCGCTGTCACCAGCAACACTCGGCGGAAGAACAGCCCAAGCAGCATCCGTACCATCAGAAGTTAGCACATAACCCGAAGTACCGATAGCAATACGGGCAACTGTAGGACCCGTACCCATCGTCAACAAATCACCACGAGTAGTCATCGTCGACGTGAACTCGTTCGCTTCGTTAGCGTCTGATGCTGTAAAGACTGGGTAGCAGGTAGCACCAGCAGAATGAGAAGCGGCAGTAGTGCCGTCTACGCCACGAGTAATCGAAGACAACGATGAACCTGTGCGAGAACCAACCAAAACTTTTTCTTCAGTAACCAAACCTGGGTCAATCACCATGAAGAACGGACCGTTAGCGGTGTTATTCCATGCTGTGACAGTACCCGTCAAAAGTGCTGAAGTGTCGCCAGCGGTAATCGAGTTCGTGAGAGTACAAGCGGGAGCCGCACCTGCATAAGACCGTCTAGTGACTGCTGCCATTTACACTCCTAATCTTGTACCGAACGCATTGTAACTGTACAGGTTCCTTCCAAATCCCAGTTTTTCTGGTATCCGTCTACAACCTGAAATTCTAAATCTTCTACTACAACAGAATATGTTTCCAAATTCTCTTGGTAGTTTACCACCACAGGGTTTGTTACCAAATCCCGTAGTGCTTGTAGTTCTGATTCTACATCAAAATAATACTCGGTGTCATGTACCCGTAGTTTGTGGTGCATGAGTAGTGGCACTCGGAATACTTGGCTTCGGGCTGGGGAAGCGTAGGCTCTAGCCATCCATCGGGTGAGGGTTGGGGCTGTGGTTGCTGACCCTCGGTTTAGTTCTAGTTTGAATTTGGCTTCAATGAATTTGGCTTGCGGACCTGTCGCTACTGCTTCTGTGGCGAATTGTGTGTCGTGGGGTGTCATCGAGGTGTATTCGCCGTCGTCCGACGATATGTATGGGGTGACTGTGCCGTACAGGGGGGTGGTTCGGATATCGAATTTGGCTACGAATTTGCGGTCTGGGATACCCCAACGGTAGATACCTGTAACAATTTCTCCTTGCGTCACAAAGTTCGCTGAATCTTCGACGTAGATACCTGCGCCTGATACTGCGAACACCCGTTTGTTATCGTAGGTAGCACACGATAGGACGTTCGCTGTTGAGGTGTGCATGAGGTCTGAGGCGTGCGCTGGGGTGTTTGTCGCTATCAACGATGAAAGGTCTAATCTGCCTAACCCTGTGGATGTGCTGTCGTATTGTGACCAGTTGTACCACACGAATTTGTCTTCGGCTGTGAACGATACAACTTCGCCTGTGGTTGGGATTAGTGCGCCCGCTGTGAGGTTCCCTGCGCTGTCTGGTGTCGAGTATCGGACGCCTTTGTTTGTGCCGATGAATACTCCGCCAAGGTATCCGTATACAACTTTAGGTATTTCGCCTGTCGGTAAATCGAGTGCAACAACTGGTTGGTCAAGTACGCCTGCGGATGTGATAGTAATTTTGTAGATTGCGCCTCGGTCCCCTGAGTATCCTGATACGTAGATGGCGTTTTGTCCTGAGGCGAAACTTGTCCAGTTCCATGTGGATATCGGATGAACGTAATCGTTGCCGCTGACGTTACCTGACGGGTCGTAGAATAGTTCTGTTGCGTTTGATGAGCCGTTACCTGACACCATGAGGTGTCCTTTGACGAAATCTACATAAGAGAATTCGTGACCGTAAGCAACGTTTGATGCGGTGTGGGCGGAATCTACTTTCCAAAGCCCGAAACTGCTTGATGTGCCAGCGTAAGTTAAATATACGTTTGTGCCGTCTGATGCGATGTCTCTTGGGGTGAGCGCAGGTAAACCTGTCACCGATGTCCATGTTGGTGATGCCGCGAAAGGATTGGATGAGTAGCGGACAGTTTGCTCATCCAACATATATAGTTCGTTGTTTGCTACAACCACCTGCAGGTTTGTGTTCGCCGACGAATAGGATTGTTTCGTAGCGTTCAACAAAGTTAACTGTCCTTTAGTCCAAGGGTTCACACCTTTGCTTGAGTTGTATCGGTAATCTTGTGCGTCGGCTGTGTCCGCATATTTTTGACCAGCACCGAAATGCCATGATGATTCACCTCGACGCCATAACCCTTGAGGGTTAATTGCTGCTTCGCCTGGGCTTGTTGACTGGTCCACGGAGTCACGTACACGTGGTTCGAAACCTCTAGTGAACGTGCCTGCTTTTTGGTCAACGAGATACGGTCTGCCGTTGATAGCCAGCGGGAAAATGTCTGGTACTAGTTGGGTGGTTGTGCCGCCAGCAAAAAATCTTGGTGCTGGGAAGAACGCATCGGTGAAACGTAGAAGCGTTGTCACCGTTTAATCCTTAGATAGGAATGTTGGGTATGCTCTTGCTAGACGTGCTGCTTCTGCTTGGATGCGGTCGCGGCGTAAACGTATAAGTCCTGTGGTGCTGTTCGCTACTGAACCCATTGTTACTTCGTCTGCTCGGCGTGTGTCGCCTTGTGATTCTGTGAAGTTTCGTTTAATTTCTCGTGGTGACATTAACCGTATTTGTGCGCCTAACGCAACGATGTCTGTGACTGTTTCTTGTACACCGCATGTGGTGTTGATGTCGGTTGCTTCTGTTGTGGCTGAACTGTATGCGGCTTTGTAGACGATGCGTAGACGCCCTGGGAATACTGCTTGGTCGAAACGGATAGCGAAACCTGAAGCGAAGTCGTCTGTTGGTACGTCACGTACTAAACGGATTTTGCGGGCTACAGGATAGTCGTCTGTTTGGTATCTGACTGATACCGTTAGCAGGTCGATGATGCTTGTGACCGATGTGAGGTTTATCATCGCGTCTGAACCGTTGTAGTCTTGGTTTAAGGTTTTGACTTGGAACAGTCCGTGCATCGGGGATGACAGGTCTGCTAGTTCGTCGTTGATTGATTCCAATACTTGTGCTCGTGGGAATCGTGGGTTGACTGTGATGATTGCGCCTGCTGTGTGTGCGGCTGCTGTTGTCCCGTTAAATCCTCGTTGAACTGTCAACGTTTTTGTTGGTACGTCTGTCGCCCAGATGTACATTAGTTCTGAATCAATTTCTAATACTTGACCTGTTCGCAGTCCTTCAAGTGGATAGGTGACAACGACACTCGTACCTGATGATGTGAGTGTTGTTGTCAGTAGGTTGCGGGCTTCTACCGTTCCAGATAAAAGTTGTCGCAACGTCCTATCGATGACGACTGCTGCGGTTGTCATTTACTTCTTTTTCTTAGCCTTCATTTTCATCGGTTTGCCAGTTTTCTTCGCTGCTTTTTTAGCGGCTTTCATTCCTGCAGCGCCGTATCCGAATGACTTGTTTCCTACCATTGGCATACTATTTGCCTTTCTTGTTGCGTGTGGATATTGCTTTAGCCTTGCTACGTGCATCGGCTTTCGACGAAGCACCCCAAGCCTGTAAAGATAATAGCAGTCTTGTTGGTTTACCTTTGCTATCTCTTTCAGGTCCTGGCATGTTGCCCATGCGTGCGAGGAATGATGCACGTCGAGGGTTGTCGCCTGCTTTAACTGGCGGTTTCAATGTGCCGCCTTTGTATGAGGCACGTCCTTTTGCGTTGAGTCCGCCTTTAGGATTTTTGCCTTCTTTGCGTTGCCACGCTGGTGTTTTAGCCACGGCTTGCCCTCATGTTGTCAATCAGGTTCGGGTATGGTCGTCCCGCTTTTTTCGCTGATGCTTTCGCTGAAGCCTTTTGTGCCGCCGACAATTTCTTTGATTTCTTCTTAGGGTTCTTTGTTTTCCATACAGGCTTTTTCATGATGTCTCCAATAGGTATCCCGATTGTTTTAATGTTTCACGAATATTCAACACTACAGTATAGGTTACGTTATATCGACGCCAACAAGATTCAGGTATTTGGCAGGATGCCCGTCTCTACTTGCCATGATTCTTGTGCACGCCTTTCTACGTCGGCTGCTCCGTCGATACGTTTAGGTTGTAGACCGTCGGCACGTAACCGTTTGTAGGCTGGTAAATCTCGTTTCCAGTTACGTTCAGTTCGGTTTGTTGCTTCAACTCTTGCACCTCTAGATGTGGTGCTGTTTGTTCCCATTCTTATCCCAGCGATTCGACATCCGAAGCATCCTTCGACATCCAAATTCGGGTGTGTTTCCCTATGTTTCATGTGATATATGCCCCGTACCCTGCTGCTGTTAACGTTGCCGCTTCTTGTGTTGTGATTTCTGTTGCGTGTCCACCATAATATATTTTGGAGATTGTTGTCGAATCTGACGGCTGGTTCTCGGTGACGGTCCCGTTTGTTAACAGGAACACGTTGCGTCCACGTGGGCTTAACGCAATGTGTTTACCCCATTGGTTTGCTAACCGTTCTGTGGCTGCCAAGTATTGTCCGTTCATAAATTCTCCGACTATGACGGGTGACACAAAGTTGTCTGTTGGTGGGCTGAATGTTGGCATTATGTGATATTCGCTCCGTATCCTGCTGCTGTTAGTTCTGCTACTTCTGTGTCGTCTAAGAAGATATCGTGTCCACCGTAATACACTTTTGATATCAGTTCTGGTCTGCGTGGGTCAGTTGTCTGGTATGTGTTGTCTGTGAGTTTATACAGGTTGTACGCACGTATCCCTTGCGGGGTGTGGGCGAATAGCCTATCTGAATCGGTTTCTGGGTAGCGTGCAGCAAACGAGTAATCGCTTGTGATACCGACACGGAAGATATGCGATTTAACCCAGTTCGCTGTACCTGTTCCTGTGCCCGAACCTGTCGCTGTGCGTCGGTTGATGCGTGCCCCAACACCTGTTGCTGTACCCTCGCCTGAGCCTGTCGCTGTGCGGATAGATACCAGCAGCCAGTTACCTGTACCTGTGCCAACACCTGAACCTGTCGCGGTACGAATATTGATAACCAAATCGACGCCAGTACCTGACCCGACACCCGAACCTGTAGCGGTGCGAACAGGGATGAGCGCCCCAACAACTGTTGCTGTACCTGTACCCGAACCTGTCGCGGTACGTGGTGCGATATGCAAACCTGTCGAATCAAACGTGCCAACACCCGAACCTGTGGCGGTACGAACAGCGACAGCGATACGTGTCGCAGTACCTGTACCTGTACCTGAACCTGTTGCTTGGCGTTGACGCAAAACATTCGCCGAAGATGATGCTGTGCCTGTGCCTGATGCTGTGGCGGTGACAGTAAGAATTGCACGAACACCAAGATAGAAACGTCCGCCCGTAAGATACGGAAAACTGAAATCGGTGAGTTGACCTAAACGTGTTTGTGATGCACCATGCGCCACCGATGATGTGCCATCACCAGCGCCTGTCGCTGTGCGTGTAACTACACGAAAGTATGTGCCACGATAAAACGGGTGTGTATCAACAAACGGTTCTACATAACCTGTGACTGCTGTTTGTGCCATAGGGTAAACCCCCTACGACTAATCGAGAGACAGCGTAAGCGTGGTGATTTGAAAAGTATCGCCAGCGGTCACAGCAGCAGACGACGACAAAGCACCAGTCCACAAAGCGTTACCCGCAGTTGAGGCATCCCACAAAGACCAATGCGTAATTGTTTCTGTTGCCGCAACGTTAGTCCACTCAAGAGTTGCGCTAGTTGCGATAGAACCCGAAGAAGCAGTAGCCCAAGAAGCCTCTTTGCGTGTGGTTTCTGTAGCAGCGTTAGATGTCGCATCCTCACCAGGGTCACCTGTGTGAAGTTTCACATACACATTTGTTGGCATAGTCCAAGCGGTTTTGCCTGTGGTGTGTTCCAAAATTTTTAGTTCGGCGTAGTTAGAAATGGACATATAAACCTTTCGTTACCAGAAGTATAGCAAAGCCCCCACCTTTCGGTGGGGGACTCTACTACTTATTAACCAATTATCAAAATTGATTAAGCGGCGTTGTTACCGATGCTTGAAGCCGATTCGATTCGACGAAGCGAAGCCTCGCGGAAGCGACCGTAGCCACCAAGCCAGTACCAACCCATTGGTTGCAAACGCATCAAGACGTCTGTGACATTGCCACGAACAATCTTTGGTGTTGCACCATTGCCGTCCTGAACGCTGAACGCCTTTGCAAGCGCCTGGCGACCCATTACGTTTGTGCAATAGACGTCGATGTTTCCAGTTGAGCCGCTTCCGTCTGAAGCGTTTGTGAAAACTTTGGCTCGTGGTGTTTCGATGAAACGTACCGACTCGAACTTGCCGATTTCACCGTTGTAAATACCTTCTGGGTTTACGTAGTTCGCTGGTGTGCGCCATGCTGATACGTCGGTATTTGAACGGAAGTCATACGACACGTCTGGGTGAATGAAACCCATGTACGAACCTTCGAACGTTGCGACGTTTGCTCCGCGAAGTTGTGCAACAACTTTGCGTACATCGTCTGCGTGAAGGATGTCTTCTGCTTGTACCGTTACTCGGCTTGATGGGGTTGTTGCGCCACCTGTTGCATAAGCAACGTTGGTGCCTGCGGCAAGAACGTCACGGACAACTTGGTCCATTGAGTCACCAGCGTTGTAGCCGATGATGTTCGCTGCTGCCGAGTCAACATCCAAGAATGCTGTGCCACGGAGTTTCGCTGTGGTTACTACTGCGTTGCCGTATTCGTTCAGAGTTACAGTTACCTGACTGTCTGAAAGCGCTACTGGGGTTACGTCAGTTACTTCGTTCAACGTAGATGTCGCTGCTGCGATATCTGCGAAGATGGTGAATGTGACACCAGTTCCAGGCATTGCCTGTGCTACTGGTTGTACGTCTGCTGCCTGGTCGAAGAGGAGTTCTGAACGCAATGCGAAGTACGCAAGACGGTCAAACGCTACCTGGTCAACTGACAGAGACGAGAGTGTTGTTTCGCCTGCCATGATTATTTATTCCTTTTGTTTTGAGGGGGATATTAGTTTTCTGTTGCTGCCCGTGCCTCAGACAAAATTTGTTCTACTTCTCGTGGCGAAGTTGCTTCGTTTAACCTTCGAGCCCAATCAACTGGCGGTTCTGCTGTTTGGCTACCTGCCGCAATTTTTGCGGTTCGTTGCCAAGCCTGTGCTTCGCTTGCCGTTGGTACGGAATCTGGGGGACTAATCAATTGCGCCTCTACAGCAGCCTGACGGATTGCGTCTGGGTTAAGGTCGCCGTCGTATGCTTTAACGAAATATTTTGTCATCGGTTGAAGCGGGTCGATGCCTGCTTTAACAAATGCTAATTCTCGTTTCGCTGCTTCGGCTTCCGCTACTTGCTTTCGCAGTTCTGCGGTTTCCTTTTCCAGTTGCTTCATCCTTGCCCTAACTGGGTTTCGGGTTTCGGATTCTTCTATCTGGTCTTCGCTGTCGTAGTTGTCAAACTCTGACATATGGCACTCTCCGTTTCTGCCCACATCACATCAGAGGTATGTGATGGCTGCTATTGATTTGTCACCCCGAATTGCTCCGCACGGTTTGGGGGATTCCCGTGAAGGTTGTTTAACTATATACCGCCGTTGAATGGCTGTCAACTATTTGGTTATTGAACTGTTTGTAAGTTGACTGCGCCGCCCGCTTCGAATGCTGCTTGGCGTCGGCGTCGACGTCGGGCGATACGCTGTTGTGCTGCTTGTTCATTTGTGAAAGTCCCAGCGAGGATGTCTTCTTGGGTGATTGTTTCTTCACCTTGTAACGGTCTGAATAGCCCTGCTGTTTGCCCGATTTGAGCGAACCCTTGTTGGGCTGCTTGTGTAGATACGCCTTGTAATGCAAGGGATTCTGCTTGCTGGGCTGTTAGTTGCATTCCGCCTGATGTTTTGCCTGCGGCTGCGATAGTTGCGGCGCGGGCTTTGCGTTCGATTTCCTGACCAGAACGTGATGGGTCCAGAATGTATGCTGCGAGGTCTGCGTCTTGTAGTTCTGGGATGAACATTTTTAGTTGGTTTAATACTTCTGGGTCAGAGTTCTTAACAACGTTATACGCTTGTTGGATGCGGTTACTGTACTCGACAGGCGACACATCGTTCGCTATGAAATTAGCAAAATCGTTTTGCGTGTCATAAAACCCGCGAGGCAAACCAAGATTTTTATTCACCGTCAAATACGATTGCTCTTGGCTGATGTACTCTGCTTCAGACAACAACGGCAAATTCTTTTTAGCACGCTCAATGTTGCCTTTAAACCTTGCTTGATATTGTGGTGTTTCACGAATTGAACCAAACAACGCATCCGTGTTCTTAATCAAAGTTGGGTCGCCTATCAAAGCGGCGGCTAGAGGGTCAAACAACCCTTCAAGACCGTAACGTCGAAGGATTGCTTTAAGTTCGTTTGATGCTGAACCCGTAAGAGAAGTAGACGTCGCAAGATTATTGCCGCCACCAGTAGTTGTGCTAACTGTAGAAGTTTGAGTTCTTTCCGCTTGCGCCTGTTTGCCTTGCTCAATAAGAACATTCAAAGCATTCTGTCTTTGCTCTAAAGTGCCTGCACCTACACCAGTATTGCTTACAAGTTGATTGATATAGGTTTCGTCACCGTACAAACCGCGTGCTTCATAAACAAGATTCGGGTCTAAAGTTTGGGGTGCGGGTGGAGTTATCTGGCGACCACGAGCCTCAGACAACGCCCGCATGTCTTCTGGTGTCATTGACATTAGCCAAGCACCTTTCCAAACCCGCGGACAATCATCGAACCAGCATCACGAAACAGGCTCTTAGCCTCATCAGTTTCCATGAACTCTGGTTGGCTACGCACAAACCGACTCCACTCAGCGTTAGTCATCAAACGTGCCTCATTAGTGTTCGGGTCAACATAAGACAACAATTTACCCCATTTATTAGGGTTAGAGAAATCGATTGTTTCAGGGTCAACACCCAAAGTTGATGCGGCAAGAGCCCTATAGGTGGCTGTAGCCTGGGTGATGTTGCGCCCAGCAGCCAACTGTTTAGTTAAAGACGGATACAAGTTCTCTGCATCCATTCTCATGTTTTCTTTAATCTGCTCAAGTGTCATCGTTTTGCTAATCAGCCCTTGGGTGTAAGCATTAACATCGCTTTCGGAAAGTTTCAGCCCGTAATCGTTGGCAAGTGAACGAACACTCCTTGCATCGATGCCGCCTGTGATAGCCGCAGATGGTGTTGCTGTTGTGCCCGCTGCACCAGTTTTAAGAATTTCTGCACCAACATAACGCCCAATTTCGTCAGTATTCCAACCATATTTGTAGGCTTGTGTAGCAAGATTCGCTAACGACGCATCAGGCAGCGTGTACCCTTGTTTGCCAACATAGTTACTTATTTCTAAACGTTTAGCCTCAATGTTTGTTTTCTGTGTGGCAGGGTCTGATGCTGCTTCTTCGGTGAATGCACGTTCTTTTGCTTCAGTTGTTTTCCACCATGCGGTTGATTTGATTGCATTAAGAAATCTGTCTTTGGTGAAACCAAGTTGAACTGCTTCGTCAACAATCTTTTTTAAATCTGGGACAGCATCATAAAGGTCAACAATCCAACCGTATTGACTTTTTGCGTATTCTTTCCAAGATTCATCAGGTGATGCTTTGGCTTTAGCAATAATGTTTTTATATAGTTTTGGATATTTTTTGATTGCTTCTTCAAGTTTTCCGCGCACAGGGCTATCTGGGTAGCGGCGTGCTACTTCGTCTAAGAATTGTTGGTCGGCTGCGTCTTGAGAAAACATGGTTAGCCTTGTAGTAGTTCTGACAGAATGCCCATATAGTCACTATATTCTGTGGCTTTGGCTGCGGTTGGTTGCAGTTTGCGTGCCTGCTCTTGAGCGAAAGCAGTTGGGTCTGGTGGTTGAACAACTGTGCCACCTGCGCCAGTTGCTGCGCCACGCTGATATTCGGTTTCCATTTGACCGAACTCTGTCACCATTTTTTTGGTTTGTGCTGGGGCAAGTCTTTGTCCGATGACGGCTTGTGCGCCACGTTCGAACGATGAACGCAAATCAATAGGGCTTGTCAAACGGACAGCCGCCCTTTGTGGTGCCGTAGGAATCTCTAAAGGATTCTTAGCATAATAATTTAATGCTGTTTGAATATCAGCACCTTTAACTGCTTCATCAGTATTGATGTAACCAAGCAAATCTTTGACTTTGGCTATTGTTTTGTCGTCGTTAATTCTGCCAAGTACGCCTGGTTTCCATCCAGGGAACGCCTGCATAAGTTTGTTTTGCAACCCAACAACTTGGTCTTTCGGAGTTTTTAATATTATTTGCCAATCATTTGATTTGTACAAATACGGAGACGTCGGGTTATTGAATACGCTTTTATCTGGGGCTTTATAATTTAGGTCTATGCCGCCAGCGTAAGTTGGTCCACTAATACCAAAATCGACAACATCGTCACCGCTACCACCTGTTGTTTTATCTTCTTCTTCTGGGTCTACTGGTACAATTGTTGTCTTTGGGGCAACCGTGGTAGAGGTCGTTGACGATGAACCATCTTGTGTCATTCTTCCAATAACCATTTACTCTCCTGCTTCTTCTGGCGGCAAAAACTCTTGTGACAAAACATTCTCCCACAAGTTCTTAAATTCTGGGTAATTATACACTAAAAAAGCGCCTTTTTGATTTAACTTTATTCGCATCGGGTTATTACGTGGGTTTCTTCTCCACAAATCAGTATCCCACGCAGCAGGGTCAGCGGTTTTCAAAACAGACAACAACTTGTCACGATAATTCCAATACTCCAACAAAGCCTTACCAACAGGTGTTTCCAAAACTTTAGGGTCTTTAACCAAAAATTCTATTTCAGTTACCTGGTCTGTGATTTCGCGTGTCAATTCACCAATCTTTTCTTGAACCGTTACATAGGACGGAAATTCACGTTTAACCTCACCGATTCTGGTTCTCATTTCGTTCTTGTAATAAGGGCTTTTCAAAATTTGTTCTTCGGTCAAACCTTGAGATAAACCGAGTTGGATTATTTGTCTAGATTTTTCTTTGACAATGGATTGAGCCAACTTATTTAAAGCAGCATCTTGACGTTCTTTAACATCAGCAGGACTACGCTGCCCTTGTATGCGTTGCATCGTGAACGCCTTCGAATCGTACTCGCCTGTTTGCGGACCAAGATAGCCACCAACCAGCGGATACTCGTCTAACACATACCCGTTTTTTGTTTGCCATTGAGCATATTCTTTTGTTGGGATAACACCAGGTTGCGATGTGGTTGACCCAGCCAAAAACGTCCAGGCGTTTTCACCATATTTATCTAAGAACGTTGTAACACCCTCATAGTATGATGGTGCTTCTTCGGTGATTTTTCTAAAATCATCCATGATGTATGCGGCAGCCAAATTTTCTTCACCAATTTCTGTGTAATAAGTAGTCATTGATGAAGTTGGCAAAACAATTCTAAACAAGCCTTTTAGAAACACAAGTAAATCTGCTTTGGTGTGTGCTTCTTCAAGTAACGCTTTTTGTTCTGCGGCGGTTCTTGGTACGTCACCTGAGTTAGATGCGATGTTGGTTAGTATGGCGTTTAGTGTTGATGCTCTTAATTGGTCGTTTTGTTCCGAACCAATTAATCCTGCAAGGTTATCTGCTAGGTCAAGGTTAGTGAATTTGTCTGCGCCAGCAACTAAACCGACACCGACACCTTGCGCCCACGCTGGCAATAAATAATCTGCTATACGGCTTTTCATGTTTGGGTCGCCGATAGGGAATAGCAGTTCACGGAAAGCCTGCGCAGATTCCGTTTTTGGAATAAACGAATCGAATACAATGCCACCGACACCGAAAAGTCCAGGTACTCCTGTGCCAACAATGCTCAAACCTTTAGCGCTCATGCTTTCTGATGCGTTTAACCCAAGCATATTTAATACTGGTTTACTAAACGGTAGCGCTACTGCTTGCCTGCCGTTTGGGTCTGTGTAAAGAATGCCTTGACCTTCGTTTAGCCCAGCCCATTCAGGTAGTTCGACATCGGTCAAACCTTCTTTTAATAATCTACCTCTTTCGATATTTGCTGGATTGTTGGCAATTGCCCGTCCCCATACCTGCCATTGTTCTTTCCATGCATCAAAAAATGCAAACATAAGATTGTGTTTGTATCCAATGTAAGTTTTGTTTTCAAAATTGTAAAGAATGTCATCGACTTTTTGATGTCCGTACATTTCGCTCAACAATTCAACATCGTCAATAGTTGCCGTACCTTGTGCGCGTGGAAGTTCTAAACGTACTGTTTGTTTAACCCAATCATCAATATCTGTTTTTTCTAGTGCTGCAAGCATTTTTGCGGCTTGTTTTGGGTCCATCGCTGGAATAAGTTCAATGACGCGCTGCCATTTGGAATATTGTTGCAATGGTGTTCGTGCAACTTTTTGTGAAATATCACGATAAACAGAAAATCCTCTTGTCAAAAACCAAACAATTTGTTTTACGTTTTCCGTGCCGACTGAACGCGAGAAAGGTGCAACTCTGGGCGAATTGGGGTTTGTTAAAAGTTCGCGTCCAACAAAATCCTGAAATTCTTTTGAAGCCTCATAAACATTAAATGCTTCAAATCTGGAATTTGGTGTCCACGATGGCTTAACAGAAATTGGTTTGCCGCCCATCTGACCTGATGCAACCGCGCCGACGGCTACAGGGTCAAGTGCTGTACGTGTAGCAATATCATTAACAATTGTATCGACCCAAATAGTAGCGCCCTCAATAGTAGTAATTGGATATGGTGCATCAATCAACGATTGAGAGCCCTGTGTCCGAACCATTCTTCTATAAATTTTGTTAAAAACTTTTTTAAGGTCGCCCGTTAAAAATCTTTCAGGCAAAAGAGCAACGGCATCTGCTCCCCCAGCAAGCATCGCTTTAGCGACCTCAACATATTCGGGGGTTGCGGACATATGAACAATATCTCTCGCTGTACCAATAACCCAGTTTTTATTATCGCCACTAATAATTGGTACTCTGTTACCAAATTCATCATCTGTATAATTAAGAATTGTTTGTCCGTTTTCATCCGCGTCCCTGAATACGTTTTCAACAATTTTGTTTCTTTCGTAAATCATTGTGCGTGGGTCTAACCGTTCACGCCCCATTAATCCTTCTGTTTCTGCGGCTACGTTCCGCGACATACCTGGGAGTAATGTATCGGCACGTTCATTATAGGTATCCAATAGTTTTTCGATTTCTTTACGACTACCAGATATTTTTTCGGTTTCTTCGATAAGTTTTCTATAATTATCAGCAAGACTGGTATCCCCAGCGGCTATTGCTTCATCAAACTTTTTGTAAAAATCATTTAATTTTTCAAATTCTACTACTAATGTTTCCATCTTTTTTGCTGTTACAATTAATTCACCCGCGGTTGTGTAATTTAATGCACCATTTGTCATTGAAGCAAAAATTGTTGCCAAACTCATATCACCCGCAGCAGCAAGTCGCAATGCTTCATCTGGTACAACTTTTGTTACCATCCTGATGGGTATAGGCGCGCCAAGCGCAATTGGTTTTAAAACGCCAACTTGTATTCTTTCTAAATTTCTAAGAAGTGTGTTGTAAAAACTTTTAGGGTTTCTCAAAACGTCTTTACCTATTATTTTTTGGTATAAAAACCACAAATCACTTGTTTCGCGTATCACTTGTCTTAGGTGTTCAGGGTTTATCATCATAAACCCTTTAGCCATCAAATCTGTTGAACGCAAAATTTGACCGCTGCCATCATCAAGCCATTGAATTGGATAACCTTGTCCAAGTGCATCCATTGACCATTTTTGAATTCCGTTAGTTTTTCCTTCAAAATCTACTATTGTGTCAATCCATTCATCGGGGACACCCAATGGCGATAATGCTGGTGTCAAAATTGTTTTATGAAAATCTTTTCCTAAATCAAATCTTCTTCCCATATCGCCCGTTACTACAGATTCAATAACTTTGGACAACATAAGATGCTTTTCTGCTTTAGGAACATTCATAACTTCCATCAAACGTTTCATGTCGTTAATGGAACTGATTGGGTCTTCAAATGAAAAGAAAGTTGCTTTTGGCATCATTGAGAATTGTCGTGTGTGACCAGATGCCCAGTAAGCAATTTGTTTACCTGTTTGATTAATGACTTGTTTTAGGAGTCCTGGGACTTGGCGGATGTTGTATAGCGGGTCGCCAGATAAAACGCCTTCGCGTAAAATCGCATGGATTTCTTTGGTTGATATTGTTCGACCTGCGGCTTTTGCCACATCAACTGCTTCTTGTATTTTGTAAGCCAAACCGATTGGGATGTTTCCAAGGAACGCATCATACATTTCGCCAACGTTTGTGAATTCGCCAAGTTTTGTTAATGTTCTTCTGCCATCAAAGGTGTATGGCATTTCATCGATTTTCATTGGGTCAAAAAGTTTTGCGCCATCATCCAAATCGATAACTCCGTGCAAGCGGCGAATGCGTGTTGCTTCATCGATGACTTCGGGAAGGTTTAACCCTGGCGGGCTGTCTACTGCTGCTAAAGAGTTCCCCGCGCCTTTCCATTTTTCTATTTCAGTATTAGTTGCTGCCCTAATTGCGTCATCTACTTCTTGTGGAAGAACTGTGCCAGGTGGCAAGTAGCCAGCGAATCGTGGGGTGTCGGCTACGACATCGCCCACTAGTCTGCCTTCGATGATTGGTAAATCTGGGTTTATTGAACGTCCTGCTGCTTTGCGTTCTGCGGTCCAAACTTCTCTAATGATTTCCGCTTTGCGTTCATTGGCGACAGCCGTTGCTGCAACATCACTTAAACCAAAAACAGATTTGATGTTTTTGACAGGGTTGTAGTAAACACCTGGGTCTGTTCCTACTGTCCAAAGAGCATCAACAATGCCTGACATAACTGAAGCCGAATACGAATTTCGGTCAATGTAGCCTTCTTGAATAAGAGGTTCAATTAGTCCACGTCCAACTGTGAAAGATTGTCCGCCTACTTGCGGTAGTGAAGCGTCACGGTTCCTTATGGCTTCTGTTAAAGCAATACCTTCAGGGAAATATCCGCCACCTAAATCAACTTCTTGATTCGGGTTAATTGCTCGTTTAGCAATTTGTGTGAGAATATTTCCTTCGATAACACCTTGTTGAAATTTAGCCCGTTTTTCGGGGTCTTTCATTATGTTGATGAGCGAAGAACCTAAGTCCGCAGGGTTGAGTACGTTTAAAATGTCCGATGGAGAAAGTTTTCCGTCTTCCATGATGACTTGTTCTAATGTTGTTTTTGCTGCCTGGGCTGCACCTAAAAATGCTGCGCTAGCCGTTTTTGTTGCGCCACGTATGGCGGCTGCGGCTGGTTCTGTTATGCCTTTAATGTCGAGTCCCATGCTTTGTGTGCCAACTCTGTCTGGGACAATGAACGACATGAGTTTGAATGGGCTTTGAACAACA